ATCGTCTTTTTTATTCTCTTTCTCTTTAGGTTCAAAATCTTCTTTTCTCAAACTATGACTTACTTTCATAGCAGTATTTTTCTCAGTATTGTCAAGAACACAATCAATAGTGTTAGTGATGCTATTCTTACTCACACCCTTAGGTGCCAGTCTAATTTCTATATGTGTATCTTTGAAATCTAAACCTAATGCTTTGGTTTTTCTGATAAAGTCAAACCAGAGTGTTTCCAACTTTTCTACATCATCTAATTTAAAATTCGCCATCTGTTCTTTAACCTAAAAAAAGATTAATCAGTTTCTTTTTCTGCTTTGTAGTTTGCATCAACATAATCAAAAAATTTCTTCTTCTCTGCTGGTGACATTTCGCCGACACTTTTATGACCAAACTTTTTCATTGCTTTTTGAAAAAATGCTTGATACTTATTGTCTTCGAACTTCATCGCATCTCTAGATTTTTCGATTAAGTCTGCAGGTATGTCTTTTAACGGTCCCCACTTCATTACGCATCTCCTTCTTCTTTTTCTGGATTTTGTTTCTCATATTCTAAGTAGTGATAAACTGAAGATAGATAATCACTTGCTTTTGTTAATTTGCTTTCTACCCAATCTTCTAACTCTTCATCATCTCCTATCATGTCATGAATTTTTTTCGAATAGTCCATCGCTTTAAACATTTGCGATTTTGCCATTCTACTACCATCTTCTTCATTAACACTTTCTTTTCTTGCTCTAACTTTATCTGCTAAATCTTTGTCTGCTTTGCCCCATGTTCCAGGTGATTTTGTTGCGAAACTATTTACTCTGGCGAATGCCCATTGATGTTGAGTTGCACCTGGTCGATGACCACCTTTCCATGCCGCCATACCTCTATCATAAACTTTCTTTAGAATGCCATAAGGTATACCAGTCTTCTCTGCTTTTTTTACTAAACCTGCGATTTTTTCTTGAAGTTCAGCAACCTCTTGTTCTTTTTTATGACTGCCTACTTTAAGATAACTTTCAGTTAATGTTTGTTTATATCTACTCATTTGTTCCTCTGTTAGATTATTTATCTTTCAGACTTTCTTTGAAAGTAAGTCTTCTACCTATCTCAGGTTCATTTTCATTGTTTACAGGTGACTTTGCTCTCCATTGAAAACATGACCAGTATCTTGCTTTTGTTTTAGGACCTGGGTTATCACAATTATGTCTTGCTCTGAAATTCTTTCTTCTTTCAGGATCATCTCGTTTGATGCTCATATTCGGATCACCAAATCTTACTACTTTGATTTTATCACCATCTTTTACATAAACTTTAAATTTCTTATTAGGATTCTCTGAAGTTCTAATAGGATCATTTAGTTTTACTTTTTTACCTTGATATTCTGCTTCAGTAATTACATGGTCAAATAAATCTATAGGACAACCATCTTCATCTAATTCAACACTTTCTTTATTCATGCTTTTGAATATCTTTTTCAAGTCTGCAGTTGCAGTTGCTTGAAACTGAGGATTAGCAGTATAACTACCTTTGTATCTAATCTCAATATCAAGAATAGGTGTGCCTTCGCTTGATATAGTCAAGAACAACTTCGCCGCACTTGCTTTTTGTTCATATGCTTGTATCTTGCCTTTAGTCTTATCTATAGACAAGTTTGTTTTATATAATTGTTGTAATCCTTCTACGATGCCTTTTAAATCTTTTGTCTCTGCATTTTCAACTTGAACTGTATCGCCTTTCATTTGACCGATACCTGTTAGTAGATAAAAGTCAAACTCACCACCTTCTAGTGTAGGACCTAAATCAGTTCTAAACACAAGATTTAAAAACTTCTCGACAAAATCTTTATCATGTGATTTAATAACTTGTTCTACTCTTCTATAGAATATGTTTCTAGGGTTCTTTAACATTGTACCCCAAACTCTAGTAGGTATTTCTCTAATTAATGCATCTCTTTCTTTAGATGACATTTTAGATATGTCACCTCTCTTTAAATTTTTCTTTCTCTTAAAATAAGTTTCGATACCAAAGTTGAAGAACATATCTTTTGCTCTTTCAATCTTTGTCATATCTGCATCACCTACAATATCTTTTAACATAGACTTCTCGCCTGTAATAGGTTTATTGATTAATGTAGGATCAATATCTTTTGTTTGTTTCTTTTTCTTTAGAGAAAAACCAAAGAATTTATTACCTGATTTAACAACAATATCTGAAGAGTTATAATCTTTGATATTGCCAATCTTAGGATTAAATTTAGCAATGTCTTTGTGCCAACCTTTTCCAGTCCAATATACTTTAGATGGATTAGGTGCTACTTTTAATATTGCATTAGATGAAGATATTGCAGTTGCTAAATCATTAAAGTTTCTATCATATTGTGCTAATAATTCAGGTCTTGCACTAGCACCTTCAACATCATTAAACTTTGTTTTAGCATCATCAATTAACTTCAATGCTTCTTCACTATCTAAATTACCACCTTTATATTTTAACAATACAAGTGATGCAACCATTAATTCTTGTGTGCTTTCATTTATTTTAACACCACCAGTTCCTACTGAACCATCACCAAATTTTTTAGTGTCAAAATTAATCTTTAATCCTTCTTTTTCAATAAAGTCATCTATCTTTTCTTTATCACCTTCAAAGGATCTTCGTATTTTTACTTTACCTTTTTCGTTTGCAACCATTACTAACTCATCACCTCTTATACTTTGCAAGAAGGTAACAAGTTTATTTAAATCTTCGCTATCTTGGTCAGGTGCATTGATACCTTGGTCGAATGCCTCACCTAAGAATGATTTAAGATTTACCTGTTCGAACTGAACTTCTTCAGTTTTTGCTTGTGATTTTCTGTTCGATGCAATTCTTTCCATTTCCATCTTTTTAATTTTAGGAAGTAGTCTAACTGCAATCTTACCAACTACTGCTGATTTTTTTCGAATGATATCATCTATTCTCGCCCTTTGTGCAAAACCTAATTCATTATAAGGTTTACCTCTAGCAAACTTTTTACGCAATAAGTTAATAGCATGTTTTCTTGATTTCTGTTTTAACTTTTCATTTGAAGATGGTCTTTTTAATGCTAATGCTCTTCGTCTAGCAATTTTCTTTGCTAGTCTTTTCATAATCGCCGCTCTCTTAAATCTTTGAGAAGGTGTTAGTGCCGCCGCTAGAAAATCTTTTTCATCAACAAACTCTGCATCATCATCTTCTTGATAAAGATATGCAATGTCTTCTAAGTCATCTATCTTATCTACTTGCTTAAATAATTCTTTTTCTAAGTCTGCAGTATCAGGTACTTCGATAGGTTCACCATAAGGTATAGGTTCATCATAGGAATCTATTGATGGTGGATCGTCTGCAGGATTATCATCATATTCATCTTCATACAAATCGTCTATGTTTGCTACTTTTAATTTTACTTTAGATTTCTTTTCACCCATAATCTCTTTGTAATTTTGACCAGGTGTCATATCTGCAGTATGCTTTGCGTAATCTTTACCTATCTCATAACTCTCAACAAATTCTGCAAAATTACTTTTGATAATCTTACCTCTTCTTCTCTTAACTTGTATTTTAAGATTAGGTAATTTAGGATCTTTTCTTAAATATGTACCTTTAGGTAGTTCTTCTAAGTCAACTTCTTCACCTTTTGCCATTTTAGTAATTGTAGCATAATAGATTGAAGGACCTTCGTCTTTACCATATCTGTCTATGAAATCTTTCATAGGCACATCTTTTTCATATTTTCTTAATTTTTTCTTTTCGTCAGGCGTTAAACTTCTTTCATCAAGTTCAACTTCTTCATACTTAGGTGATTTCTTTTTAGTGCCGTCTGCTCTTTTAATTAAACCTTTTGCTTTTAAGTGTGCGATATCTGTAAATCCTGCTTTGCCTGATTTATATCTCTTCATAGCATCTGCAGTATTAGGTGCTTTCTCATCGAATTGTTTTTCGTTAGGTGTATTGTTTTCTAGGTCTTTTATAAACTTATCTAAATCTTCATCTGTATCTTCACTCGCCGCTTTTGCTCTTTGCATTTGTGCTGGTGTTGGTGCACCTTTGTCACCAACTTTTCTCATCTTCTCGCCTGAACCTCTTTTAATTCTTTCTCTCTTTTTACGAATATTATCCCAAAGACTTTCTTTTTGCATCTCTTTGGTTTTCTTTTTCATCTTCTCAATATATTCTCTATATACTGCCGCCTCTGCTTTTTTACCCATGACTTTTGCTCTTTGTTCCATGGCGATTGCCGCTTGAATTTTATGAGCATGTGTCTTACCAGATTTTTCTATTTTGTTTACACTTGCTTTTGCAGTTTCGACATCTTTGAAACCGAGACCTTGAATAGTTCCTTTAGGATTTTCATCGGTGTATAAGTCTGAGTGTTTTTTACTGTTTGCTGGTTGACCTGGTTTTCTAGGTATCCTAGGATTTGATTTTTCTGGTATACTTTCATCGCCGAACATTTGTTTAAATTTCTTAGTGTGCTTTGAAGGTTTTGTTTTTCCTGTAGCATCGCCAGGTGCTGGTTTGTAAGTTGAGGGGTCGCTATCTGGTGATTTATCTTGTTTCTTAAAGAATGCATGTCTGGCATCTTTTGTTGACTTGGACATTCCTTTGTAATATTTCGCAGGTTGGGTACCTTTCTTATCTTTGATATCTCTATCTTGGGGTATTTCAGTTCGGTCTTTTTCGTCATCTTTTTTCTTCTCCGATATATCAGTTAACCATTTTGTATATACTGTACCTTGTTCATCTTTAACATAAACAAAATTAGGACCTTGCTCTACGATTTCGTATTCTTGTTCTTCGTTTAAATCAACAATAATATCTCCTACATTAAATAGTTCGCCTAAGAGATATTGCTCTCTTACACTAATAACAGGAAAGTTCATTGTTGCTTGTAAATTAGGTAATGCTTTTCTTACTGCATCAAAAGTTTGTTTGACTTCTCTATCTGATAATTTGCTAGGTGAATATTTTTTAAAACTTTCGTAGTCGCCTTTAGCGGCATACATTCTCATTTTAGTTCCTGATGCACCTGATACATCTTCAGCATCGGCATCTCTTTCACCTGATGATACAACATTAATAGTTTCATAGTTGTAAAAACCATGTCTTGATTTTTCGTTGTTGTATCTGTCTAGTAATTTTTTAAATTCTTGTACTCTATCACTACCTGCAACCATCACTAGGTTTTTATAACCTTTTTCATACAATGCGGATGCAATGTGAAGAGCAGTAGGCATTTGTTTCGAGGAGATAACCACATTGTTTCGTGGGAATGCCTTTTTCAGTATTCTCTGCTTTAATCGTGGATTAAGTGGATTTTTTTTGTTATCTTCAGAATGAGATGCATAGACAAAATGGTCTTTTGCTCTCTTTCCTTCACTTTCAACTTTTTTGAAAAGTTTTTCGTGTCCTATGGTAGGAGGATTAAACCTACCGAATGCAAAAACAACTGTGTCGCTTTTTTGCTCTGATAACCTTTTAGAAAGGTCTGTGAATTTTATAGTCATTTAACCGTTCACCCAATTTTTAGTTGCAGTAAAGTTTGCTCTACTAAATTCAAGTCGATTGACCAACTTAACTGCATTACCTTTAACTCTATCTACTGCTACGAAACCCTCTGGTGCCGTAGTCTTTAATCCATCATTTGTCTGCAGAAATGTCCCTATGCTCTTCACTTTAGACAATTTCTTCACTAATAAGTCTTTTGCATCCATTATATTAATATACATATCAACTGTTTGCACAAGTTTAGTCTTTGTGCTTTCAATTTTTTTAAGTCCGTCTTCTTTCATTGCACGGTACTTATCTTTAGCGGCATCTGTTTTTTTACTATCTACTTCTTTGTCCATCTTGTCTTTCCAATATGTAACAAAGTCATCTATAGTTTTAGATGCATCTTTGAGTTCACCTGTTCCCTTAAAGTAAGAGTTCAAATGAACTTTGAAGTTCGTAGGTATCGCAAATCTATTTTTTTCGTCAAATTCCTCTGACATTTTATCTAAGAATGAAGACAACTTACCAACTTGACTTTCCACATTATCAATCATTTTATCAAGTTTATCTGTCTCATCTTTAGTCAAAGTAATCATGCCTGATACATCTTTATATGATGCATCATCGAACCATATAGAATTGCTTTTACGCAACTTCTTTATATTTATATTAAATGATGCCTTCATATCCTCTAATTTAGCACCTTTATATTCTGTATGAAATATAATGCCTAGTTTTACCTTGTTTATAAACTTGCCGAAAGGGTCATCTTTAGGTACTGCGTAAACTATCGTGTTCGGTTGAAATGTATAATGGTCTACACCTTCAATATTAGAAGTTTTTAAATCACCTTTTGTGAACATTAAGTCACCCTGTAAGACACCTTTGATGCCTAATTTAGGTAGTTCTTTTAGGCATACCTCTAATTTAGATACTAATCCACCCGTATGATTTTTACGAATATCGGCAGTTGTTTTATTTAACTTAGGACTTTTATTGAATACTGATTTAGTTGCTACAAAAAATTTCTTATCTGCAGGATCTATACCACAAAAGATTGCAGGTGCACCATCCCACTTTGTTGTGATGTTAACCGAACTTCTAGTTGAACCTGATAACATATCACGAACACCTTTTAGAAAACCTAAGGCATTGTTTGCACCTTCAGAACCTTCAGTAATTATTGTTTCCTCAATATGAGTTAAGTGAAGATTTTTAGATGCTTCGTCTAATTGTTCGTAATCTGAAAATCTTAGCATGGTTTTAATATCTGATTATATGCCATGTAAGAATAATACTTTAATTTTTTCATTACAGGATGATCCTTATCTTTAAACATGTTCTTGTATATATGTAGTGTAGTATATTTAGGTCTACTTATACGACCATCTATATGTTTCCACACTTGTCTTGGTGTAACATCATTGTAATGACACTCTAGGGCAACATCTATTGCATAAGATTGTATCTCATCAAGTGACCCATAATAATTTTCTTCTATTGCAACTTTCTTTTTTCTATGAGAGGATTTAAAGATTTCATTTTTTCTTTCTTTTTTACCTCTACTTAAATACTGTTGTCTATGATTTAATTCATGTAATATAGCGGCAGTCATTTGTTGATGAAAAGTTTTATACACCCACCATCTACCTAAATTTATATCTTTAGTTTTATAATTTAAACAAACTTCACTATCATACCAATCATTTTCATCTGCATACCAAGGATAGAATGAACCACCACAAAATAACTCGCCATCTGCATGTCGCTTACCTATAGGTTCGTTGACACTAACAAAACGCATACCATGTTTCGCACCCATTCTCTTCGCTAATTTTCTAGCGATAGTATGGACACTCATAGTTTCTCTAGGTAGTAAACCTTCGAAACTCTGGTCTATATCTTGCTTGACTTGTCTTAAATGCTTATACATAGAATCCTCTTTAATACTACTATTATAATACATCATATAGTGGCAATAGTCAAGGGTTATTATAAGTATTTATGAAAATTTTTTGTCGGTATTGTCAATTCTCAGAAATCTAGGTATCTCAAAATCACCAAAAGGTGGGTTTTTGTTCATACTTGCCGATGTAAGAACTGCGTATTTCTTCGTGGATTTGTGAATTACGACTTGTTCGAACTTAGTATCGAATATCTGATAAGTGTTATTTTCGCCGTCATATTGATACTTAAATCGTTTCTTAGACCTTGAAGTTTGAGAAGTCTTTGTATTTCGTTTCACTTCGTTTCTCCTTTAGTTTGTCAAAAGCATTAGTCTCTACAACTTCAACCATAGTAGGTGCTTTAGGTGGGTTTATAATATCTGCTTGTGCAGATTCCTCGAGGTCATAAACTTTCATTCTTGACCTATCAATTCCTAGTAAAAACCTTTTGAACTTAGTTGGATCGTTATAACGATTTTTTAATTGTTTGACCATTATTTGATTTTGGGATTCTAACTCTTCAGTAGATATCAATGCAAACATGAAATCAACTGTAGCAGGTAACCCAAAGGATTCTGAAGTGTCTTCTAAACCTATATCGGTGCTATTAAAACCTTGTCTTGTAGTTTGTGTTGCTGAGATAATAGGTAAATTATATTCTACTGCGAGACCTCTTAGTTCTTCAGCAATAGATTTAATTAATGTATATGAATTAATATTAGCACCTGCTTTAAATCTTTGTGATGCACATATATTTAAATAATCAATAAAGATTGCATCAGGTTTGAAAGATTTCTTTAATGCTAATTCATTTAATAGAGATGAGAAATGACCTTTGTGTGCAGAGGCAGTAGGATATTCTTTTACTACTAACTTACCTGTAGTCTCTTTTCTAACTTGTTCTATCTTGTTATCGAACATCGACTTAGGTAGTTCTTGAACAGATTGAACATCTAGGTTCATTAAGTTAGCATCTATTCTTTCTGCTATTCTTTCTTCTGCCATTTCTAAAGTGATATACAATACATTTTTATTCTGCATCAAATAGTTCGCCGCTAGATGACACATGAATAACGACTTACCTACACCTGTACCTGCAATGGCAACATTGAGTGTTTTATTAGGTAACCCACCTTTTGTAATCGTATCAAAATATCTTAGATTAAAAGGTATCTTAGTTTCTTTAGTATGATAAAACTCAAAACGGTCATCTGATTGACCGAAGTAATCATGACCTATATTAGGATCAAATGTAACAGATAAAGCATTCGATAGTATCTCAGGCAAAGCACCTGTAGTTTGTTTCTTATTCTTACCTTCGATTATTTCTATACTATCTGCGATTGCATTATAGATTGCTTTATCTTGACAAAACTTTTCAGTAGTATCGACTAACCAATCAATATCTGCTTTACTATTTTCTAAACTATTTACAATGTCAGTTGCTTTTTTATACTCAGGTTCGCCTAAATTTTCTACATTCTGAATAGCAATAGAGGTAACTTCTTTTGTAGGTAGTGTATTGTATTCTCTGATATGTTGATTAATAACCTGAAATATTATCTTTTCTGAACTGTCATGAAAATATTTTTCGTTGATAAAAGGTAATGCTTTTCTAACAAAAGGTTCGTTTGTAATTAAGTTTGCTAATATTGTTCGTTCAATCCGTACCATTTGTATATATCACCTCATTCTTTTCTAATTGTTTTTCTATGCAATCGACAAGTATATCACCTGCTACAGGTAGAAACTCTTTTTCTTCTATAGGAGTAAGTCTGGGATTATCTATAATCTTGTATTGAAATCTCATAGGTCTAGTGCCGTCTTCGTTGACATCACCAAACTGCACTCTAAAATACTGAAGAGTAACTTCATCAAATTGACCTTCAAGTATTCTAACTGCTATTTCTTTTCCGTTTTCTACAAATTTATATTTCGCCGGCATAGGAAAATTTCTCTTTCGCATATTCTTCTATTTGTTGCATTACTTCTTCAGTAAAGAACTGGTCAGGATTATGAAGTATTTCTTTACCATATCTTTTCGAACCATCAGGTAGTTCAAAACGAGTTGATACTTTTTTAAATACTCCTGCCTGTTCAGCAAGTTCTAATAGACCATAATGTTTGTTGAGACCACCTTTATATCTAAGTGATACATCAACCATAGAATTTTCCTTAGTTATTCTTGATTTTTGTAATTTGCAATGAATAATATTACCTACAACTTCAGTACCTTCTTTTTCTTTTTTCTTCGATAAGAAGACAATAGTAGATGCGGCATATTGTAAACCTGACCCACCACCCATAACTTTCTGAGGGAACATAGAACCCATCTGGTCATAAGTATGATTAGTTACAATCATAGGTACTTTTGCTTGACCTAGTTTCAAAGTCAATACTCTAAATGTACCTTTAACAAGTTGTGCCCTTGTCATATCTCTAGTTTCAGAACCTGATGCAGTATCTTCTATTTCTTTTGTAGTTGATAACATACCTAAACTATCTAATACAAACATGATAGGTTTTCTATCTGCCTCAGGTTGTTCTAGATACTTATCAATAATTCTGATTGCTTCAGTTCTAAATTGTTGAACTGTAGTTACTGGCATGATAACCATTCTTTTGCTATCAATACCTCGTTCTTCTATAATATCTTTTGTTAATGCACTCTCTGTTTCAAAATAAATGACACCTGCATCTTGGTCTTTATCTAAGAAGTGTTTACAGATACCTAATGCAAAGAAGGTTTTACCTGTTGCACTCTCACCTGCTATTGCAGTAATCTTGTTAGATGGCAACCCACCATACATACTACCACTTAGTAGAGCATTGAATACATAAGAACCTGTATCAATGTAACTCGCTACATCGCCTGCTTGAATACCATCTTCTACTAAAGATGCAAATTCATTTTTGCTTTCTTTTATTATACTCTTTAAAAAATCTGTCATTGCTACCTCGTATTTCTATCACTATAATTGAACATGCTTAATTTGTCAACAAAGAAAATAACTTTTACCATCATTCAAAGAATGCCGTTAAATCATTTGTCTTTTCGATTTTCCAGTTAATACTCTCTACAATAAACTTTAAAGGTTCTAAGAAAGACTTCTCAAACTGTAAATCATAATCTACATATTTGTGTAACCCAAACTCTTTAGGCAAAGTTACAAGAAAACTAATAATGTTTTCTTGAATAGGATTAGGTACTTTAACATGTAAGAATTTTATTTTTTCACCATCTTTGACAACAGGATATCTACCATCAATGCTATGCTTTTTGACTAGGTGATTGTATAACAAAGTACCTCGTACATGCATAGGGGTGCCTTTCGAATATATATGCATATTGTCTTTGTACTTTTGAATACCATTTACTGACCTAGGAAAAGCAACATCTTCAGGTTCTTGTTTGTCAAATTCTTCTTTTGTATTTTCTATGAATTTAAATAATGCATCATTATCTTGTGTAACAATAACTTTGATTGCCTCTTTTAATTTTGTTCTAACATACCCAGGGGTTGAAGATTTTACGACTTCAAGACCCATAATCTTTAATTTAGGTTCTGCATATTGAACACCTTCAGAATTATGAACATTTAAAATATATCTTTTCTTGGCAGTCCAGATACCTTTATCTGCAATAACTTCTCTTTTCATAACCATCTTTTGCTGATATGCATTTACATAAGATGCAAGTTCTTGATAAGAATTTTCAATAAAAGGTTCTATCTTTTGTGATGCTACTTTATCTAGAAAACTTACTATTTTATTCTTATCAGGAGAGAACATCGCTCCTACTGCTGCTGCTAAAATAATAGCAGACATTGCCCATACTACAACTACAATACCTATTAATACGTTTAACATACTTAATTATAGTACATAAACGTAAAAAATCAAGCCTGGGAAAATGTGAGTTCTTCTAAAGATTCCTCTGGCTTAAACCTATCACAGCATTCTTTTATAATATCAAATGCCTTCTGCTTACCATACCACTCACCTACTTCAACGAATTTATTGTTTAGATCTTTATAATGCTTAAAGAAGTAAGAAGCTACCTTAATAAACATAGGATCGATATCTTTTATTGATCTATACTTTCTAACATGAGATGTTGGTGTTCCTAATATCTTCCAATCCTGTCCTCCGCTATCTCTCATATCGAGTACACCGATAACACTACATTCAACTAAAGTTCCTCTATCGATAGGTGTATCATTATAGATTAGTATATCTAAAGGATCGTCA